AACGAAAGCAGGAACAAAATTAGAATTATAAGTTAATGTAACAAACTGAGCGACAAAATGATGCCGAGAGTACTCTATGTTTGCTCTAACAAAAAAGTCATTAGTATAACGATGCAAACAAGCCGCACAACGCCCACATGGAAAAGTAGAAAAGCCCGCACTATGACGGGCTGTTATTGGAGAAATACACTTCATAATGTTTCACGTGAAACAATTGAAGGAGAAAAGCATATGGCTAGCTACAGAATTACTATTACAACATATGTCGATGATGCAAAAGACGTTTGCGATGCCGCCAAAAAAGGTTCGGAGCAAATACAGAAGGAATCGAACGATGATGTTGTTATTATTGACGTATTAGATATTAAAAATTTGACAGATCATGCTGTTAGAAAAATACGTTATACACATAATCATACCATAGTATTTGAAGAGCTACAAACGAAATTGGATTTAAAATAACCCTTTTGCAAAGGGTTCTTCTGGTAGGTTTAGGGTCCCCCTTAACAATGGCATACATCTGCACGGGAGCCGATAGGGGGTGACCTCATCAAAAAATTTAGCAAAATAGGATTTTTAAAATGGCTTGTTATCATCCATCTGTTGGATTCCGATCAAAAACAGGCCGTAATCCAGCCACAGGAAAATGGCCTATAGTATTCAATGTCAAGGATGGATTTTACGATAAACCTGTAATAATACCATGTGGTAAATGTATAGGTTGTCGTTTAGAGCATTCGAAAAAATGGGCAATTAGATGTGTGCATGAAGCCGAAATGCACGAAGAAAATTCATTTATAACCTTGACATATGATGATGAACACCTTGACAAAAACGTATCACTAAACAAAAGAGATTTCGTCTTATTTATGAAAAAGCTAAGAAAGGAAAGTTATCGAAAGCTAAAATTTTTCCATTGCGGCGAGTACGGCGAAAAAGGAGCAAGACCGCATCATCACGCGTGTATATTTGGTTTCTCCTTTTACGACCGAGAATTATGGACTGTAAAAAATGGAGTAAAACTGTATACGTCAAAACTGCTACAGCGGTTATGGCCGTATGGTTATTCAACTATAGGCGATGTGACGTTTGAGTCTGCGGCGTATGTTGCGAGATACATTATGAAAAAAGTGACAGGAGAGAAAGCATATGACCACTATGGAGAAAGGATACCGGAATATGTAACAATGTCGAAAGGTATAGGAAAAACGTGGATGGAAAAATACAAGGACGATTTAAAACGAGAGGATAGCGTAATAATTCGCGGGGGAATAAGAGTTGCGCTACCTCGTTACTACGAAAGGATATATGACGAAAAAGAACTATTAGATGTAAAGGCAAAACGGTTGGCGTCATCTCATGACGAAGAATGGGAAAGGTTATTGGTAAAAGAGAAGCTACTAAAACTAAAAACAAAAAATTTGAAGAGGTGTATAGAATGAAACACGAGATATTTAGTATTTTGGATAAGAAAGTCGGGCACTACGAAAAAGCATTTTTACAAATGAACAGAACTGAGGCTGTCAGGGCCGCAACTGTTGCAGTGAATGCTCCAGATAGCAAGTTGAATAGATTTTCTGACGAATACGATCTATATTATAATGGTAGTTTCGACGATGAAACTGGTATGTTACGTCCGGAAAAGCCGGAATTTATTGTTAACCTGTCAAGTTTAAAAGAGGGAGTAAAAAATGTCAATCAAACTCCGAATGAATGAAATTAGCAAATCGGGCGAGAAATCGCTGAAAAAAACTGAGTTCCCCTACTGTGACAAAATAACAGAGGGAACAGTGTTTGATCCGTCTGAGGACAGGACACAGCAACATTTCAAAGCGGAATGCAACATAAACAACATACTGTTGAAATATCAAAAGACTGGTATAATTGAAGTTCCAGATAAAGATCCGATTTATGGCGATTTTTCAAATTTACCCGATTACCAGGATATGCAAAATGCCATAATAAGAGCCAATGAGGCGTTTATGGCGTTGCCGTCTAATCTAAGGAAAAGATTTGATAATAACCCGGCAGAGTTTATTAAACTTGTCGAAAACGCAGAAAATAGAGAGGAGGCCGAAAAGTTGGGGTTGTTACGGCCAAAAGCAGAGCCGGATACTGCAGAAAAAACCCTTGATGTGTTGAATAAAATACAAAAAGGGCTCGAAAAGACAGAATAGCACCATTACCCACTTGATGTAATGGTGCTAGATGACACCGATTCAGAGTCGGTGTCTAAATTAAAAAATGTTTCACGTGAAACATTTTAGAGAAAGGATTAAAAAATGCCGCCAGATTCGCTGAAGCAAATAGGAGTTTCCGTTGCCGCATCTGCCGTATCAGTAGCATCTGATGACCATGTCGTACAAATAGTAACGGTGATAGTATCCGTTATTAATGTTTTATATCAAATTTTCAAGGTGAGGAAGAGATGAAATCACATATGAATCACAATTTCGCAAATGTGCCGTCGGTAGATATACCGAGATCAGTATTTGACAGATCACATACACATAAAACAGCGTTTGACGCAGGATATTTAATACCGTTTTACGTAGACGAGGCATTGCCAGGAGATACGTTTCATTTGTCATCAAATATGTTCGCACGATTGGCGACTCCGATATATCCTATAATGGATAATTTACATTTGGATACGTTTTTTTTCGCGGTACCAAACAGATTGGTATGGGACAACTGGCAAAAATTTTGCGGAGAGCGTGTTGATCCTGACGACAGTATAGATTATTTAGTGCCGCAGTGTGTCGGAGATGGTGACAACGGGTTTAACTTGATAGATGTATATGGATATATGGGTATACCAACTAATATCGCAGGATTATCTGTGTCTGCTTTATTTGGGAGAGCATATAACCTTATTTACAACGAATGGTTTCGCGACCAAAATCTGCAGGATAGCATACCAGTACCTCGAGGAGATGGGCCAGACTCGTGTTCGTTATATCCCGTACGTAAACGTGGTAAACGGCATGATTATTTTACGTCGTGTCTGCCGTGGCCTCAAAAAGGTGATAGTGTTGATTTACCGATCGGAGCTACAGCGCCTGTATATGGTACGGATAAAGCGCTCGGCCTGTATGATGGACAGGACAAATATGGACTGGTTTATCAAGGACCCATTAGTACCGTACCGGGATCCATTGGTATCAACTGGGGAGCCTATCAAAATACAGTAGGCCAAATTTCGTCTGATCCAGGAGTCGGTGCATCACCCCGCCAAGTCCTAAACGTTGTACCTAAAGGCACTCCCGGGGCACCGAATCATTCGAACCTGTATGCTGATTTATCAGAGGCATCAGCGGTAACTATTAATTCGTTACGTCAAGCGTTTCAGATTCAAAAAATGTTGGAGCGCGACGCTCGTGGAGGTACCAGGTATGTAGAGCTCATATTGAGTCATTTTGGAGTTCGATCACCCGATATGCGTGTTCAGCGCCCTGAGTATCTCGGTGGTGGCAGTTTTAGAATGAATATAAATCCAGTGCAACAGACAAGTAAAACCGAAACTGGAAGCCCACTGGGTCAATTGGCAGCATTCGGCGTCGGAAGCGGAAGGAATGGATTTTCTAAATCATTTACCGAACATTGCATAATTATCGGACTGGTAACCCTACGTGCAGATATTACGTATCAGCAGGGTATCAATCGTATGTTCAGTCGTCAAACTCGCCTGGACTATTACTGGCCTGCATTAGCGCATCTCGGAGAGCAAGAGGTATTGAGAAAAGAGATTTATGCACAAGGTACAGAGGAAGATGAGCTGGTTTTTGGATACCAGGAACGTTGGGCTGAATATAGGTATTATCCGTCAAAAATAACTGGAGTTTTTAAAAGCACCGTGCCTGCATCACTAGACGCATGGCACTTAGCAGAAAAATTTGAAACGGCTCCGGTACTCGGAGATACATTTATACAGGATTGTTCGGACACTGTAGTTGAGCGTGCGATAGCTGTTAAAACACAGCCGCATGTTATATTTGACAGTTTCAACGAACTGCGGTGTGCACGGCCTATGCCTGTATATAGCGTACCGGGACTAATTGACCATTTTTAATGGAGGTGATATGGCTGAAGAGAGTCCAAAATCATTTGATTTTATAAATTCGTTAATTGAGGCTGGAGGATCGATAGCTTCAAGCGCATTAGGGTATCGATCTGCCCGGAAACAAAGGGAATTTCAGGAGCGGATGTCGAACACAGCTCACCAGCGTGAGGTTCGCGACCTGGAGGCAGTTTTCGAATGAATATAAATCCAGTGCAACAGACAAGTAAAACCGAAACTGGAAGCCCACTGGGTCAATTGGCAGCATTCGGCGTCGGAAGCGGAAGGAATGGATTT